ATAACTGGCGCTTTGGTCTGTTTTGATTCTGTGATTGTCTGTTTAGGTGTGTTAGACTCTAACGCATCAATCTTCTTTAATACATTATAAAAATTCATATTATTTCTTCCTTGGATCTGGGGCTACCGTATTAAACACACTCTTTGAATCGGCATCTTTATTTTTCATTTCAGGCTGGTCGCCTTCGGGAATAACTTCGCCGCGAGCTTTGCGTCTTGCGTTAGCATCATCATTCAAGGTTTTCAAGAATGATGTGTTATACTTTTCGCCGTAATAGTTATTAAAATCAGCGTCAGTAGATTCTTTGTAATTTGGGTCATCAAGTAAAGCACCTTCTCGCTTTTCTTTTGCCTGTTGATATTCTTCTAAGGGGTCATTTGGTGTTCTAACAACCACATTTTCAAATGGGCGTTTCAAACACATTGCTACTTTATCTGTCAATACTTGTGGAGTTGCTGGATAATTCGTAGTTACTTCGTAGATACAGACTTCTGTATTTCTTACTTTTGGAAAGTCTAGAGGAAGGGATTGAATTGGTGTCTTGCCGACTTTTTTGAACTCAGCCACGCTGAACTGCTCTAGTGCTGTTTTAAGAGTCCCTTCGTCCTCTGAGGTAACATCGCCCGCGATCTTAATCTTAAAAGAGTAAGTTTTAACGGATTCTGCTAGATAGTCTTTAAATGATTTCATGATAGTTCCCTATGCTTTATTTATCCATGTTTTTAAGTTTTTCCAGCAAACTATTTCGGTCTGTAATCAATACACCCTGTGCTTCAATCGATCCGGGTTCAGCGTCGCCACTCTTTTTATCAATCGCATACTTCTTAATTTGTAGTTCGATCATCTTTAATTTCTTATCAATTTTAGCTGATTTAGCTGTTACTGCGGCATTGAGCATGTTGCCTGCCACTTCAAACATACGTGCGCTGTACCTAGGCTCTACTTGCATACCAAGATCCATTAGATCGTCATATGCTTCTTCTGCTTTTTTAGCCAGCCCATCTAGTTCAGCATCGCTTACATCGCCTAGTCCCTTGACTCTGGGCAAGGCCGCTGAGATTTTATCAAATTCTTCTAATTTTTCTTGTAAATTTATAACCGGAGCGTCTACTTCGGTTACTGGAATAACCTTCTCTTTTTTATCGGGCGGTAGGTTGAATACCTCTTCAAGTTTCTTAGTCATAACATTACTTATATTATTTTTTACCAGAATGAAAAATATCGCTTTCGTTTAGAATTCTAAATTTACAGCCATGACGCTTACACCATTCGTTGGCCATCCGCCATTTAACTATGTTCCGTATGTACTGGGCTTGATTATAAGGATTTTTACCAACTTTTTCTAATAGAGTCTGATTGGCAGGTTTTATCTCAATTAGTTCAGCATGTTTTTTATGATCTTTATCTATATAGATGATAAAAAAATCAGGAACATATACTGTGTTTTTATTTGTCAAGGGATCTTTGTATGGTATTTTTACACTTTCGCTAGCCCATTGATGTATCCCCGGATTATGATCACAGAATCTCATAAAGGCCAATTCCCAGCTTGACCTATAGTAGGGTAACCCTGCTCCTACATACTTGTCAGGGTTTTCGACTCTATAGGAACCTTTGGCAGTATTTCTCATTAGCTAAGGATATTGCGTTGGATATCTTCTACAGGATTAACATTGGTCGCTAGGCCTAACGTGCTGGTCTTGAATCTGCTGTAGTTGATAATTTCTCCCACAACTGAACTTAACACAACGTCAGTGGTTCCTTTTAGAGTATTCAAAATTTGCATTCCATCATACCCGTCAATCTTTGCCTGTTTCAAAATAGCGATAGCAGTTTGCTCAGCACTAGGGCTTTTAAAACCTCTAGTTTCTAAAAATCCTGTCATGGCAATCAGTTGCTGATTGTTCAGTTGTAGAGGATTACTGTTGACGCCATCAAAAACTTTTAATGTTGCGTCACTACTAGATATAGGTTTATTTTCTGGTGTATTATTATAGTTTATCATGCCCATCCTTCAGTTGGCCAGTCTTCAGTAAGTTGTGGAACTTCACCACTGTCAATTTTGATATCAGGATTATTTACTGCGAGTTCAGCATCTCTATTTCCTATTAGGCCCTCTATACTATCTGCGGATATTAGTTCCGAGTCAGGAGTACCGTCGATTCCTAATCTAGAAGAGATTGAAAATACTGTGGTCATTGATTCTATCTGGTTAACTAGATTGCTTATAGTCAAATTTAATCTGTCGAGATTATTTTGTAAAATTATTGGATCGGTATAATTTAACGATTGTAATTTTAATATTATTGGTCCTAGATCTTGTCCTAGTTCCCTAGCATAGTCTAGTCTCGGACTGTATTGATCTTTGATTTTTTGATTGCTGATAATTTTTTCAGCCAAGGAAATTGCCAAAGTTTTTTTAGAATTTAATTTATCTTGTAGTTCGGATACCGTTAACATATATTACCCGTAAAAATCAGCAACATCGTTGCTAGCTTGAATTTCTTCAGCAGTACGTTCTGCTGGCGGCGGCGTAGCAGGATTCTCGTTATTATCTGCCGGAGTTGAATTAGTTTCGGCCGGAGTTGCTTGAACTTCGCCTTCAGATTTTTTAGCGGCATCATTATTACCTTTGAATAATTTTATACCTGCACTGGCAATTCCAGATACCCCTGCTATACCTGCGGCAGCGATGCCTCCTAGATTTCTACCATTGCCGAGTAAGCCTATCAGCTCACCAGATATACCGGCACCTGATAAATTTTTAGCGTTCTTCAGTAGATTTCCTGTAGCTAGAGCAGTACCTAACACACCGCCAATACTTGGCTTATCGATAACATTGCTGATATCACCGAATACATCAGCGGCGCCTTCAATTATGCCACCAGGGCCGAATAAACTGTTATTTCCGCCTCCAGCAATACTTAATGAGCTAGGTGCTAGATCGTAATGGAAAGTGGCAAAGCCTGACGGAGTATCTTTCTTAACTTTGCCTGTTCCATAGAGCACATTTTCATATGCCACTGTCATTTTGTTTTCTAATACTTTGTTACCAGAAGACTGATCCATCCTGTCATGTTGCCAAGCAACAATCATAGGATTTATTAGAATAAAACTTGTAAAAACTTTGCGATTCAACTGATAGATACATATACTGTCAAAGAAAGGGTCTACTTGGCCGTTATTAAGTCCATAGTTAGTTGATTGATAAATGTCGGAATTGGATTTATATTTGACGTCTGTGAAGGAGGCTGGTTTAGTGCCCACTGAAAAATTGCTACCACTTCCGTAGTTGCTATCGGCATAGTAGTACTTGTAATAGTATTCCCATAGACGATGAGTTACGTTACTCATGTCATCATGGAATACCATATTAATATTTTCATACGATATTCCTTTTTGTATAACCGTTTTTCTGTTATACTGATTAACCACTTCTGTCTGTATGGCAAATTTTGGAAGGTCAGTTTGTTTGACCAACATACCAACTTCTGGTTGTCGTCTAACTTTCCAGTCGTCAGTAGTTTTCAAAGTATTTTTTAAGAAATCAAGTAGCCCAGGATTAGCATTTGGACCACCTTTAAAATTATTTAGAGCGGCCTGATTTATGTTAAACACCACATAGAATATAAATCCATTCTTTGGCGCCAGCGCCATAGTGTTATCAACATACAATCTACTGGCATGAGCAAAGTCGGCTAGATTGCCTTTTGGATTGCCAGCACCTTGTATTACTTGGCCAAGGAAATTATTAAAGGGATTAGACATATAGAATATTTAGTCGTAAAAAAAGACCCGAATAATTCGGGTCTTTCTAAGCCTTGCCCGGCTTATCCAGTAATCATTGTACCAAGTGTACGGCCAACTGCTTGACCAACACCTAGTGGCTGACCACTAGCGCCTACTTGAATAGCGTTATCGAACTTGATTGTCAAAGCAATCATTACGGGTTCGCTAGTCTTATAATCTAAACCTTGATAGTCTGCGTCACTAACAAAGCATCCATCTACTTCCCATGTTTCTAATACATTAGCATCATTGGCACCGTTACCGCCGTCTAGCATTTCAATTACAGTTGTGAACTTGTAATCAATACCAGAAGCCGCTGCCGCTTGCTCATAGAAGTCGAATTGTTTCTGTAACTGCTCGCCTACTAGCTTGCTCACAGCACCTGTAACATCATCACGTAAGGTTAATGTCATATCGCCCCATGCATGCTTACCAGCTAGTTTTACCTTGCTGTTGTAAACGTCAATTACGATTTCGTCAAATGTAACCTTTGGACGAGTTACGTCAACTACCTGTTTTGTCATTTCAGTAGTTGGTTTGCTTACACCAAAATTCTGAAGTGTCACTCTAAAGCGATACTTTAGTTTTGGCATCAATAAGCCTTGTGTGCTTGCTGATTGGCCTGCTCCTAGTGGAACTGTAAATCTGCTTAAACTTGCGATTGCCATCTTATTTGCTCCTTGTCCTTATTATTTACCTATTATACGCCAGCTTTAATTTCGCCAGTGTTTTTCAAGCGTAATGGAATATAGATGAATTCCACTGCTTTCACTGGTTCAATAGCAACGTCTAACCATAGTTCACTACGATCGATACGACTTGGAGTGTTGTTAGACTCATCGCAAACTACGATGAAGTCATACAATGCTCGCTGACCTACTAATTCTAGTAGCAAGCTCTCTGTAGCACGTTTCATTTCGTTACGTGTGATCTTGTCATTAGGTTCAAACAAGAATGGTTTTGCTAGTATGCCTAGTTGTCTACGTAGATACGCTACTAAACGAGCTACGTTAACACGATCTAAACTACTTGCGTTCTTAGCACGAGTATACTGCCCCATCGCAACTACACCAACACCTGTTAGAGTAGCAATTGGGTTAATCTTAACACCTGCCATTACATCACGAATGCTTTCTGGCAATGCTGTTGTGTGGAACTCACCGTCTTTTAGGTAGCCTACACTTGAAGCATTGTCAATACCACCACGACGTGTACCAGCTGGAGCAAACCATTGGTAGCTCTTCTGGTCACTTGTAGCGATTGTGCGTAGCATCATGTGACTTGGTGGAACAACAATATAGTTGCCTGTATTGTCTGTTGTGTATCCACTTGGATAGTACATGGCCATGTATTCATCGTAACTTGTACCGCCTACGTCTCCGTTATCAAACGCACCTGCTGTGTTCAAGCCCCAGTTACTTAAAGCAGTACCAGTTGGCTGTAAACGGAACGGAGTATCACCAACAACAAATGCTGTTTGATGACGATCAACGTTCAACGCAATTTCATTTTGAATAACTTCTGGATAACCAGGAGTAGCAATCAAGTTGAATACTAGTGTATCAGTATCACGGATTGCGGCGCTGGTGTCGATCAAGGCTTTTAGACCTGCTACAACAAAGCCGCGCTGTGCGTGACGACCAAACTTACCAGAACCGTCTTCGTTATTTGGAGTTACACTAACCCAACGATCAGCAACGTACGGAGTTGTGTTACCAGCTCCATCCATGTGCTCGTTTGCGTAACGAATGTTTTTACCTTCGTTAGCATTGATGTTGATATAGTTCTTAACAAATTTCTTAACATTGAATCCAGAACGACGTAGATTCCATAAGCGTGTGCCTTTTGGATACAGTGCTGGATCTGGAGCATCTGGATCTAAGTAGTT